AGCACCAAGTTCAATGAGAATATTCTTTCTCATTTTGATACGGGTAATGTTCGAGGTGATGGAAGCCTCACTATCATCGATAATTTTCGATAATTTTGAAAATTTGAATTTTCCGCCAAATTTATTGAATTCAGATCCAGAATTCAGGGCATTGAGAGATGCAAATATGATATTTTTGATATCCACTTGATCTCTTCTTGTGTTATTTGGGTTAAAATACACAAAACTGGTCAAATCAATGTATACAACCGATGGATCGATGATTTTAGGTTGAACTGCAGCAACAGAATAGTCCCTGAGTTTCAATAAAAGGGAATTTTTTTCAGAAATCGACAATTTGTCGGCATTTCTTGGTTTGATTGCTAAGAAAACCTTTCCGTATTCTGGGGGATCTGCTTCTTCCCCACCATAACACGCAATCGATTGAACGTTTGGGTAAATTTGTGGAATAATTGCTTCATAATCACGAGTGGAAACGGCTCTACCGAAAGCACTATAAAATTTGGGCGCTCCAAATTTGATTGATTCCGTAGTTTCACGAGTTGCACCTCCATCAGGACGAGCTACGAGTGTAATAGTTATGCCAGATGTCACGGCATTGTTATCACTGTCTCTAATAGTAGCAATATTATCAAAGGAAGAGAGACCATTTGGTCCAGATCCACTACTTGTGGTGTATTGACAAGAAATTACATCTCCGTTTGTCAGTGCTTTTCCTACAACACCGTCACCAAAGAGAATTTCAGATCTTCCATACTCAGATTCTTCCAAGAAGAAGACTTTGGATTCCGAAGTGATCTTTGTAATGTCTGTGGCTTGCAAATATCTTTCAGTTGTAGTTCCAGAAGTAACTTCAACTCTCAGAGTTGTGGTATCTGCATTTTCATTTGTAAGAATAAAACGCTGTCTTTGGTTAATATCTCTTACAAAAGTATCTGTGAGGAAAATACCTTCGTACAATCTCAGACTGTTAAACGTAGCGATACCAGTTAAACTGTCTACGCTTGAGACTTGATCGGAAGGAACTGAGAAAACATAGTTAGTATTATCTAAACCATTGAAGTTTAGAACCAATCCTTTCTGGATTGTAATGGTTTTTGGATATGGAAATGTTGTTTGTACGGAAATATTTGTGTCCACATACGAAGAACGGGCGGAACGCGGGGTATAACCCAGCATTCTCGCCAGTTTTACGACATTTTCTCTTAGAATCGCTGTTTCTAAGAAACCTTCATTGACTGTGAGGTTCGCATTTACCGCAGAATAGTAAGTATTATACGCCAGAATGTCGATCAAGACCGACAAAGACGATCCTTCAAAGTCATAATCAGAAAATTGATCCTGAGATCTCAGGTAATTTTTGATTTGGACCTTAATTTCGTTGAATTCTAGCGTGTTTACTTGATTAAAAGCCATTACGGTTTAAATGCGATTTCCAGATTATCCAATCTTGCGGGAATTCCCTCAATAAGGTAGTAAATTTCAATCGATAAATCGTTATTGTCTTCATCAAATTGAGTTACAACTTCATAGCAAGTCACTCTAGGTTCATATCTGTTGATAACATCCTGCACTCTTTCACTGATTTCTTCTTCTAATCCTGCTGTTGCGTTCTCAAAGAGTAGACCAACGATATTTCCACCGAAGGCTGGATCAAAAGGTTTCTCATAAAAATTGTATCTGACGATGTTTTTGACCGATTCTTTGATGGCTGCCTCGTTTGTCAGTGACAGAACATCGTCAGTCACGGCATTTTTATCAAAAGTAAGACTAAAGTCGCGGAACGACTTAGATACAAATGCCATTTTGATAGGTTAACCTTGATGTATTTATCAAGGTTTCCTAAACTATTCAGTCCACCGCTCAACAAAGTCGTCAAAACCGTTTTGACCACCGCAAGGACGACTTAAACGATCCTCTGGAATTGGATAAAGTTCTTCTTTTTGTTCAGTTTTGCGCGTTTTCTTCAAATATTTGTCAGAATCTACCTCTGTAATGAGTGTCATCCCTTCTTTGATGAAGTCTTCGCTTTTGTCAACTGGAAAAAGTCCCATTTTTCTTCCGTAAAAAGTTTTTCAGAACTTTTTATGGGGTTGCTATCCCAAAAATATTTATCCGTCGAAGGTAATCCATCCCGTAATGATCATTTTCTCATTATCTGGATCGACTACACCTCTGTGGGTATGTGTCCAACCCGCTGGCCAAACGATTGTTTTACCTTTTTCTGCGGGAATGCATTTTTTCTGGTATAAAAACTCAGTTCCACCATTTGGATTGTCAGACAAAAAGGTTTGCCAAGTCAAATGGCGTCTCCTTAATTTTGGAGAAGATCCAGATTCATAATGCCATTGCTTAAATCCTCCACCTGAAGGATACCATTGGATGTTGTAATCTGGATAAATGCTTGCTGGCTCAGTAGCATAATAATACTTTGAGTAGTATGCGTCAAGTGAATTTGCCAATGAGTAAAAATATTCAGACATTCTATTATCTTTAGCACTGAGGTTGCAGTGCATATCAATAGATTCCTTTACGTCTGTAAAAACTTGCAAATCCCCAGACATGCTATTTGCTACCATGCCAGGGCTTTTATCAAAGTATTGACAGGTGTTGTAAAAATCAATAACACCGTCACAAATTTCACGAGGGACTGATGGTCCCTCCAAGATAAAATCTTCCATTAAAACTACTTGCCTTGCCCGCGATAACGCTTTTTGCGTCCGTTACGAGCACTTGCACCAAGATGAGTGTTCTTAGAGCGTCCTTGGCGGGTCTTTTTCGGTGCTCCCTTAATGTAGCCACCGCCTTTCATCATTGATTTTGCCATAATTAACCTGCAAATACGTTGTCTGAACCTTCTGCGACCGTAGTGCAACCACTGATCGCATCACCTATTCTACCACAACCTTTCCCATTTACAAATACCGTTGTGGATCCTGTTGTAATTGCAGCAGTATGGGAAGTGCAAGGGCTTCCTGGCACCAGATGGGGCGTATTAATATCACCTTGACGAGAAATGGGGATACCATTACAGAATACATTTTGAGATCCTTCAGCACGAGTGGGGGTTGAACAGTGACTTGTATCGTTGTCACCGATTCTAGTTACGGCAGGCATTATTTTTTCTCCCTCTTCATGAGTTCATTTAAGTAAGTTCCATGTTGCATCATGTGCATATGATCCGTTAGTGTATGTGGAGGTTCGATGAATTTTGGTTTGAACTTGATCAGATGGTCAAATTCATCTGGAATATCTCCGATACGATTATAGGTTGTAAGTTTACCATTGTCTTTAATGGTAAACTCACCCTCAATATTATCCATGATTCCACTTTCCAGGATACCAGCCATACCTATTCGCTGCCTCGTCCTTGAGGAAGTAACTCTGATCTATATAGAAACGCGCCAATGACCCATACTCCCCTGGTGAATGTGGGGGGAAATGACCATTAGCGAAGTGTTGCTTGATGATGAGGGTATCGGTCTGAGGCGTCGGGAAACAGGGCAAGCAGGTCCATGTAACGGTCACTGTGTACGTTACCGTCATGTACACCCTAAGGTCAGGATTGAACGTATACATGGCGTTGTAGGGCATCTCAGGCTTGGTATCTGGATCCGTAGTCGGACTGAAAGGAGTGGTAGGTAACTTCTCGCAGTTTGCTCCAGAATCTGAGTTCTTGCCCTTCTGAGTGACTGGTGTGGTGCTGATAGCGTCTGATGGATCGCCAGTCAAGAAACGATAATCGAATTCATTGAAGACATGATGATGACGCAGATACGACCCTTCAGTCACACCTGCGTCAGTAGTAGTTGCATCAATTTGATATTGTGTAGGACTATCCCAACAATCCGAAGCATCGCCTAGGATAGTAGCATAATCACTAGTAATCGTATATCCTGTGATTGTTGGTGGACATGGAGTAGTCGATGGAGGAATAGGATCGCATGTACCAGTCAATACTGCATTCGCTCTAAACCCATTGAAGACAGTCTGTGGGAAAAGGTCGTTACGTTGATCCGTCTGAGCAACGACAATCGTTTCCCACTGTGCGTTTGTTGTGGTGCCACCTGCTGGTGTAAATGATGCAGGATTAGGGTTTGGTGTATAGAGTGCTGGGGGCATTCCACCTCCAGTAGCACCTGTACCAAACTTAGAACTAACCCATGTGATAGTAACAGCCATACTTAGAGACCTTCGCGCCGAATCGGGCTACGCGGATTTTTTTACTCTAAGTTATTTAACCTTTCTTCGTGGTCACAAACGATATCCACGAGTTTTTCATACCGTACTGAACCAGGGCGACGCATCATCAAAGGACTTTCATTGACCCGTTTCTCAAGGGCGTTCAGTTGCGCCCTGAGTAACTCTATTTCTATTTCGAGATTACTTCTCATACTTTTGCCTTGACACGAATTCTTCTTTAAGATTATAATTCATAACCCAGTTATCTGTCACTACGTAGTAACCTACGATAGTAGTCTCATCACAACGGAAGCCATAACTTCTCACCTTCTCACAGATTCCGTCAATACAAAATGACTTGTTACTGTGAAGGTACGAGTGATAGCGTTCATCCAGGTTGATCATAAGCAAATCGCCCCTTTGAGATTGGGTGGCAGGTCGTTCAGGTATATTATATCTCGGTCAATGGGTTTTGCAAGATTTGTTGCAATTCCTTCATGTTTCCATTTCACCCATGCCTCCTTGGCGACCCAGGTTTCGTAGAATTCTTCTTTGTTGCTGGTGATCTTATTTAACTCAAAAAATCTGCGAGAAATTTTTTCAAAGGGGCGGTCTCTCATTACTTCGATATCTATGCCAATCCGTCTGGAAGCTACCGCGATTGCCACGTAGTCGGCGCTATCGGATTTGCTCCAATACACATGGGCGGGCACTCGACAGTCTAACTTGCCTTCCAAGTAATCTGCGATGCAAGCTCGGATAATCTTTTCGTGGTCGATCTGGGGGGATTCAAAAAGGTATACGAGAAATTTTGACCCCAAAAAAATTTCTGAAATAGGGATCCTAAGTTTTTCGACGAACATGTTAGTACGGGCGCGAGAGCAAGACTTTATAGATTAGGGCTTTGGGTCCCCTTTAGCTAGGGGGCGGGGGCGGCACCCCCAAGGGGGGCACCGACTGCTTTATGCGTCTAGGCGCATAGGGTCATTCAAAGGTGGGGATAGCGGCGACTGCCTCATCGTGGTAGCGGTCGGCGTAGA